CGTTCCTATGTTTTCAATAGCGTCAAAAGATACTAAATCACCCAATAGGTTGGCTTTTCTAAAACAAGACTTTTCATAAGATGCAAAGTAATCCCCATTTTTAACCATTTCCTTCTGCCACATATCTAAAAGATAAGGCGCACGATATCCATAGTCTTTGGTTGCATCTGCATCTATTGTTCCTGTGCTTGACAATTCATCCATTATGGCAATTGCCCTATTATGTATTTGTTGTGCTGTTGTTGACATAATACACCTACCTATTTATGAGGTAAGCAATAGCCTCACCACTTGTTAATGAAATTGCGTTCCATTTTCCTCTTACAATTGTACCCTGTTTAATCGCTGCAAAAGCTGTTAAATCTGCGTTTGTTGCCCCTGTTGCATCTGTTTGAGAAGCTACTACTGCATCGGCTAAAATTTGAATAGCATTAAATGAGTATTGGTCTGCAACATTTATTTCTGCTGTGCCTACTAAAATTGCATCGTTGCCAACAGCAATTACCCAACCTGCTCCTGTTACTGAAATTACGCTTGTATAAATATTAGCAGTAGTTACTATGTCGCCAGTTACTGGAGTAAGAATTTCTGTTGTTGGTACATCGTCTACAACTCCAACTATTGTTACAGTTCCCATTGTGTCGGCTGTGCCGTTTGCTACTGTCGTTACTGTGATTTTTGCGGGTACATAAGGTTGAGCTGCGATTGTGTACGCTCCAACTTTCATATTTGTAGAAGCTACAATCCTATTTGTAATTGCTTCAAAATAATACGAAGATGGAATAACTACTCCCATACCTACTATAATTGTGTCTGCTGTTCCAACTCCTGCGTCAATAACCCATCCTGCGCCTGTTATAGATGTTATGGTTGCAAATTCATTAACGGTCGAAACCTCTGTATCTGCTACTGGAATAAGTGTTTCTTGAACTACCGTAGTGTCAGGTAGCGTTCCAAGAATTACAACAGTTCCAAGCGTGTCTACCGTTTCTACCACAGTATGAGTAAGAGTTATTCTGCAAGGCATTAAAGGCTGTGCCGCTACCGTATAAGTGCCAACCTTCATACTTGCTGTTGTTACTATTAAATTATCGTCTACAGGCAATATAGCCTTTGTTCCCATAAGTCCAGCAAGAGAAACTGCTGCCCTACCTGCTTGTAATTCATTATGCATATCGTTCCTCCTATGCTCCGTAAGTTAATACATGAACTGCTGTTCCACCTAAAGCGGAAGTTATAGTTATTGTGCTGTTTGGTATGTCTGCGCCTGTGCCTACTGCGCTGATTGCCTCTGTAACTCCTGCGAGTAATGCAATAGTGTTAGTGGTAGAAGCTACGATTTTTTCGGGTAGTCCTAAAGCAGGACCTGTGCCGATTGTAATTGTATCTTCTGTTGAATCAATAACCCAACCTGCGCCTGTAGCGGAAGTAACCGTCTTAAAGGCTTTCGCCCCTGTGGCAATTGTGCCATCTAAAGGTGTAATAGTTTCAGTTAAAGCTGCCCCTGCTGAATCCGTACCGACAAAAGCGATTGTTCCGAGTGTGTCAGTAGTTCCACCTACTTGTGTATGACTTACCGTTAAAACTCTTGGTACATCAGGAGAAGCTGCTATTGTATATGTTCCGACTTTCATATTGACGGTTGTTGTAACTTGGTCTACATCGTCAAGTTCGGGTACGCCAAGATACATAAGCCTTGAAGCGTAAGTTGCTTTCGTTCCTGCTAGATTGAGTTGAGTAGATGTTGCAGTACAAGAAACAGCTTCATTAATTTCAGGTGTTGTCAATCCCTGTGATGTACTTGTATTGCTATAAGCATCTATTAAAGCCCAACCTTTCTCATTGTTTGCAAATGTGGAATACGCATCTTGAGTTGATATTGTTACGGCTACTCCTGCGGTTGTACTTGTAGAAGTACTTGCAGTTGTTAACCCTGTGCAAGTTCCGTTATCTATTGATATGTTTAATGTGGTGTCATTCCCTGATGGTTGAATTTGCGTTAAAACGATATTCGCGTCACCCCCCGATACAGTAAATGCGTTCGTTACTGCCTTTAGCCCGTTTAATACGTTCCTTATTTTTCTTCCTGTAATTGCAATGGCATCACCGTCTAAAACTGGCACCGATACTGTCAATGTTTGCGCCGCCATATCTGTAGATGTGATTACTATTGTCGCATTGCCCGATGTGGTTATAGCACCTATAACTGTTGCGGTTTCTACTTGTAAAGTAGCGTTATCTAAAGTCTGCCCTTTAGCTGGATAAACAGTAATTACATTTGCAGAACTGTCTGTTTTCTTTATAGTTATATCCTCCCCTCCATTTGGAAGTGAAGGCAATACAAATTTAGTTGTTGCCGCTGTACAGTTGCAGGAGACATATTTGTCATTTGCCAACGCCTCATAAAGTGGTGTTGATACATATTTGAACATTATTTGACCTCCTTAAAAGGATAGGGAGGGTTTCCCCTCCCATTTAATTTACTGTAGTTCTATAACTCCTACTGTTAAAGCGTGATCGTTGACTAAAGCCTTACCCGAACCCGGAAGAATGCTTATCTCTACCGTTCCGTTTGCAAGCATATATCTACCTGTTTCTATTTGTAATAGGTAATGTCCTGCGGTTGCTGTTATTGTATTAGCTTTTGCAGCTGTTCCGAATACTCTCGCTCCTGCTGTAAGTGTTGCTGTCAATGCTTCTGCGGCTCCGTTGTAGATTACAAAGCATATATGCCCGTCTTTTCCTGTTGGTGTGTATACAAACTTTTGTGCCGTTGCATCTGCGGTTTCTGTTGCTGCTGTTAGTGTTAGCGCTTGAGATGTACCTAATGCTGCTATTTTGCTATTTACTACTGCTATATTAGCCATATTGTTATTTCCTTTCTTGATTGAATGATAACTATTAAGTTATCTACTAGATTGCGGTTTCAGCTCCCCATGTGAAGACGGCACTTGCAAGTTCTTTAGGCTTGATTACTTTGTAGCCATAGATATCTCCACCGTCAAGTTGTGTTGCTCTGCTTGCGGAAAGTTCAATGTTTCTAGTTGCAAGCATTCTTTCTGCAAAACCGACTGCCTGATAAGACCCTGCCAATACATACGAAACTGGGGCTGCTTGCGATCCTGTGTTGTAAAGTGTATTAGTTACGAATGTGTCAAATCCTAAGTCTTTTGTCCAGAACATTCCACCTGTGCCGTTTGTGCCTGCATTGATTGAAAACGCTACACCTGCCATTTTAAGTTTTAACATCAACCAAGGCGGTATAACCATAAACATATTGGAGTCTTGTACATTCTGTTCATACAACATTCTTGCTACTTCCGATACCTGTGAAAGTGCTGTTGCAGATGTTATTGTTGCAGCCAGCGCTGCTCCTGCTCCTGCATCTGTGCTTACATTTTCAAAGAAGTCTTTTTCTATTGCATCTTTGAGGTTGTAGCCTGCTCTTTGTGACTGTGAGCCTTTGACGTCAAGATTAGACATAAGTCTATCAACATCTTCTACTTTAAAACAAAATGTCTTTGTCTTATCAATTAGCATTGCTATCTGTGAATCGTTCAAATCCTCTGCGGTTAAAGTTCCTGTGTAATCTGAAATTGTTGCATCGCCCAAGTCTGTGAAGTAGACTGTATCTCCAAATTCCTTGATAGGTGATTTTATGGGAGCTTTGCAAATCTTTTTCATTACAAGATTATCTTCTAAAGTTCTATAAACTGAAGCATCGTATAGTTCAGGTATAAATCCCCTTGTTACATTGTTTACGTTCATTTGTTATCCTTTCTCACCGTTACCATTTGGCACGGCTCTCTGTTATTTTGCTAAGATTGTTAATAACCCACCTTTTATCTCCTTTTTTAGCTTCGAATGTTTCTTGGCTAATTTCGCCTGCACCTGTACTTCCATTACCATTAACGCTGCCAGTTGAACTTTCGGCGTTTTTCTTGTTGGTTTCAGTTGCACCGATTTTAGATTTATAGGTGGTTAGTAGATAGGCGTTGTAGGCATCGGGTAGGCTTTTCCCCTTAGTTTGAAGTTCTATGACTTCTTTAGGTACTCCGTCTGCTTCTTCCCACGCCTTGCCGTTTTCTTCTTTAAACAAAGCGAAAAACTCATTCGTTTCAGCACTTTTACGAGCAGCTGTCTGTTCTTGTGCCGTTTGTTCTTCTTTCTGTTTA